ATGAAAATACAAGAATTAGTTTCACAATATGTATATGATACTGACAATCCTGACTTGAATTTTTGGTTGGGTGTCGAATACGAGATTCAGGGACAGATAGCGGCAGCAGTATCTTTCTACTTGAAGACGATTGATACATCCATCCATTTCGGACACGACAATCCCGATTTGGTTTACGAGTCATGGATACGAATTGCGAAGTGTTTTGAATCATTAGGCGATAGACGTGTAACAGTAGTAGATTCATATAAACACGCAATCTCGGTTAGACCTACGAGACCTGAAGCATACTTCCTGTTGAGTAGACATTATGAAGTGACCAACTATTCAGGACATTGGACAGATGCGTATCAGACCGCAACGGTAGGAGAGTCCGCCTCGATACACTATCTGAATTATCACCAACCCCTACGCACCGACGTGGGATACCCAGGGGATTACGCACTCACGTTTCAACGTGCATTGTCTTCATGGTGGGTTGGCAAGTATGACCTCAGTCGTGAGTTGTTTATACGATTGGAAAATTGGAAGACTCCTGTTAGGGAGGAATATATTGGGACTGCGAAGTATAATCTTGACCAAGTTGGTCGTGGTTTTGAGTCACCCAATCACGTAGTTGAAAAAAAGTTTTGAAAAACTTCACAAAAAATTTGGTAGTCTCAGAAATTCTTTTTATATTTACATCAACGTTGATGGAAACGCTAAGAATAATAGGAAAGCTAAAACAGATAGGATTTATAGTGAGGTTTGATACTGAAAAGGGTGAATTGGTTTATTACACCACAAAGCATGGAGATGGCGAGCTCATTGGGCTCGCCACTCTTTGCTTACAAACCAATCGTAGGTTGGTATTGATAATTCCTACTACAAAGGAATATACACGAGAGATAAACGAATGTTTCAGGATATTAGGAGATGATTTACTTGTGTACGAGATTAGTATGGGAATGAGAGTTGTACTCGCAAGTAGAGCAAGAAAGTATGTGGAATATATAAAAAACGCGGAGTTACATGGGTGATATTAGATTCATTTCAATAGAAACAGATGTACGTACACTTGAACGTAAATTATTAAAGAGTTGTGATGTACATGGTATTGATTTGGATGTAATAGGTAAAGGGGTTGAATGGGATGGTTTTATAACAAAGTTTAAGGTTCTGTCTGAACACCTTCCAAAAATATCTGAAAAGTTTGTGTGTTTGACAGATTCAAGGGATGTTCTGTATATGTCGGGTGGAGATGTTGTCTATGATACTTACATTAGAAATTTCAACACGGGGAGTATTGTATTTAATGGGGAGACCAACTGTTTTCCTGAACCCGAACTCGCAGGTGAACATCCTAACCAAAATAAGAAATACAAATATCTAAATAGTGGTTGTGTTATTGGCAACCGAGATACTTTAATCCGAGTCGTGGAGAACGCATTAGCGTTATACGATGAGACAGGATATAATGATGACCAATACCTCCTCCAACGGTTATTTTTGGAGGGTAATGGTGAAATAACTCTTGATTATGATTGCAAGATATTTCAATGTGTGTGGGATGAGGAATGGGGACGAAGTAACAATTTCGACTTGATATATACAAAGGATAGAATTTACAATAGACTAACAGATACGTATCCATCCATATTTCACTTCCCCGGCCCCACAACAACAGACTCACAGGCGTGGAAGATACTGAATAACAAGTATGGTTACATAGAAAATCGGTTTTTTTAATGAGAGTATTAGTAATACCTAACTATACAAACTTCGGACGAGTCAAAGACATAAATCGTGACTCATTTTTACTTGTTTTCAAGTCATTTCTTGACAACACCGACATCGGTAAGGAATGGGAATGGATTCTTCCGTATCCTGACGTGAGTAATCGGCCGGGTATCATAAATCGGTTTGAATATCCGAATGTTGAGATGAGAAAAATGGAAGGACTTGAGTGTTTCCCTCCCAAAATGCGGGTAGATTACCCTTTCAAGTTTTTTGACAAACTGATTCAAAAGGAGGAGAGTAGATTCAACCTAATATGGAGTCATCTTCCCGAATGGACTAACGAATACAAGATTACCCGTATATACAACAAGACCCAACCGATTATTGGATACTCACATTGGTGGGAGGTTCGTGATAACGGCGCGAGAGATGATAATTCCTTCTGGCGGAATGTCAAGGGTATGTTGCAGATGGAAGTGTGTGGAGTGAATTCGCAATGGGTGAAGGATTTGATATTACAACGCGCTTCTGAAGATTTTCAACCACATATCATAGAAAAGTTAGACCGAATAATCCAACCGTGGTATTTGGGATGTGATTCGGTACAGAAATCCGATGGATATGATGAAAAGACCATCGTATTCAATCACAGGGAGGGTGTATACACGGGTTCTAAGTGGTTTTTTGATATGATGGATTCATTATGGAAAACTCGACGGGATTTCAAAGTATATACTACTCTTAAAGATATGGGTAGACCATACACACACTACATCGGAAATGCAGACCGTTCGGTTTACCTAAATCAGTTATCAAAGGCACATTTCGGAGTAGGTACTTTTAAGGGATATTCCGCTTGGAGTATGAGTGTGACTGATGGATTGAGTGTAGGTGTACCCTATGTTCTTCCGAAAGGGTTCTGTTATCCCGAAATGGTGGGTCGTGATTATTCACTACTATACAATGATTCCGATGAATTCATGAGGTTGATAAATGGTTTGCTGGATGGTGATATTGTCAGACCCGATGTACAAGATATTGCGGAGAAACTCCTCTGGAAGAATCAGTTAAAATCGTGGAATATACAGGAGAATTTTATCGACACTGCACGTAAAAGTTTCAATGATTAAAAGTATTTATTAATGTAAATTAAAAGGTTTTATATGATTAACAAACAGAGATTACTTGATTTTATAGACCGATACCACCTCGGCGGTATAATTGAGTCGGTGACTATCGCTATATACGATTCAGAGGCAAATGTGAAATTCGTGACCGACAGCAAGGATATGCTTGGTGATTTCACCCTCTCTAACTCGGGACTCCCCGATGGTAACCTACACATCTACATGACATCAAAAATCAAACAGTTGATGGGGGTTCTTGGGAATCAGATTGATGTTTCTCCATCCAATGCGGTTCTTAAATTGTCTGATGGTGACACAGACGTTGTGTATGTACTCGCAATTCCATCGACAATCCCATCAGTGCCGGAGTTGAAGCACATACCTAATTTCAGCGCATCTGTGGACTTGAATGGGGCATTTATTGATAAATTCAACAAGGCAACCTCCGCAATGTCCGATGCAGATACATTTACTCTGACGTGTGGGGGTGGTAAGGCTGAATTTACGTTGGGGTATTCATCAATTCAGTCGGATAGAATATCTATTTCGGTAAAATGTGATGTCGAATCCGAAATTGAACCCATGCAGTTTAACACGAAGCATTTCAAGTCGATACTTCTCGCCAACCGTGATGCCGCTAACGGAGATGCATCTGAATTGACTGTCAATGTATCATCTGAAGGTTTACTCCACATACACTCTAACCTTGGCGACTATGTAGGTAACTATTACCTTGTTCAAGCAAAATAAGTTATATGAATTTTTGGGATGCCGAACCAACAACACCTGAATTCGTATTTGAAGATGAGAAGCAAAAACTCATTGATAATATGAACTATCTGATGACGATGAGTGTGGAGGAACAGACGCTTTACAAGAAGTGGGTTGAACTCCAAGAAGACTCCATGCTCAGGGACAGGTCTCAGATTGCGTCGCTGTATGATACGCAGTGGAAGCCTACGGATATCAACAATAAAGAATTGACCGTACAGGAGATTCAGGAGTTAGAACCTTACGTTGAAATTGTTGAGGATTCTAACGACGCTACGAAATGGACATATCTACGAAAGATGATTCACACGATGAGCTGGACGGCGAACCCCGGCAGAAATGTGAAGATATACATCAAAGATAGACGTAGCGGAAAGTTGTTAGGTTTGGCATCCTTGGCATCGGATGTGACATCATTGAAAGTGCGGGATGAGTATATCGGGTGGACTAAGGAGGATAAATTCAAACGGGGTAAGTTGAACTACACGACTATTGCATCTACGATTGTGTGTACTCAACCACTGGGGTATAACTTTTTAGGTGGCAAACTCACAGCGATGATGATTACCACTCCTTCGGTTCGTGACTATTGGAAGGAACGTTATGGTCAGACTTTGGTTGCATTGGGAACAACTTCTCTGTATGGTATCCATTCCCAATACAACGGGATACCACATTTCAAGACATTGGGAGAATCTGCTGGTAAGATTTCTATTAAACCCGACGATGAGTTCTATGAACCTTGGCACCAGTGGGTCAAACAGAATAGGTCTGATTGGTATGAAAAGGAAATCAATGTTGATAAGATTAACGGGCCGGTTAGTGGTATTAAACAGAAAATTTTATCACGTATTTTCAAGGAGTGTGGTATCAAGCAGTCTGATTACCATCATGGTTTTAAACGTGGGGTATATCTTGCAATGATGTATGAGAACGGTTCGGAATTTTTACGGTCTGAAATTGAGGAATCCGAACTCGTTATAAAGAAGAAATTCGCTGACGGGGTCGATTACATTAATAATTGGTGGAAACCGAAGGCTATCAAACGTTATACTAAACTATACGATGAGGGTAGACTAAAACCCGAAGACCTATTTTACATAGACGGAATAGGGAAGGATTGGGAAACTTTCAAACAAGAACGATTATCAGAAGTTGGTAGATAAACAAAATAAAATTATGGAAGAAAGAAAAAATTCGTTGTGGGTAGAATCATATAGACCTACCACTTTGAGTGACTATGTTGGAAACGACCAAATCAAACGTGCAGTTGAAATGTATTTGGAAAGTGGGGATGTACCACACCTTCTGTTATACGGAAAGGCGGGTACAGGTAAAACAACACTTGCGAAGATTATAATCAATAGTATTGATTGTGATTATATGATAATCAACGCAAGTGATGAGAACAATGTGGATACGGTCAGGAACAAAGTCAGGGGGTTTGCTTCATCAGGCGGATTCAAACCATTCAAGATTGTGGTATTGGATGAGTTCGACTATATGACTCCCAACGCTCAGGCGATTCTCAGGAATCTCATGGAGACCTTCTCAAATCACTGTCGTTTCATTCTGACCTGTAACTATGTTGAGAAGGTTATTGAACCGATTCAGTCACGATGTCAGACATTCCAAGTTGTACCACCCACCAAGAAAGACGTAGCGGTCAGGGTGTCTAATATACTGAAATCCGAGGGGGTTTCATTTGAACCTAAGTCTATTGTGAGTGTTGTGGATTCATCGTATCCCGATATTCGCAAGATTATTAATACGTGTCAGTTGAACTCTATTGGGGGAGAACTGAAGTTGGATAGTGATACTATCATCAGTAATGATTACAAGTCACGGGTTTTGGAGATACTGAAGTCTAAGAAATCCAAGACTGCGATGATGAAAGAGGTACGAACCGTGATTATTGACAGCCGAGTTACAGATTTTACTGATTTATTCACACTACTGTATGAACGTGTTGATGAGTATGCAGGCGATAACTTCGCAACGGTCATTTTATCGTTATCGGAGGGACAGTTCAAGCATTTTCATGCTATTGACAAGGAAATACCTACAACCGCGACTCTTTTTGACATTATAAACCAACTGTAAGATGGCAAAGTCGTTATTTGACCACCTAAAGCAGGTTACAGAGGTTCAGAATCCAAAATATTGGGAAACCTTGGATGAATCTGATAAAAAGTCGTGGAGTAACTATATGGTACTCAGATTTTTGAGTATGAACTCGGATTGGGTGGACTTGGTCTCCGCCCTACAACGATATGTGCAGGAATTACCACCAAGAGCGATGTATCTGATGTTAATTGGTATAATTCCGAAGGGGAGGGTGTATTTACGATACATAAAACCCAAATCCCAAGATAAATACGAAAAGTGGTTAATTGAATTGGTATCAAAATATTATTCTGTACCTAAGATACAGGCGGAAGAATATTTGGAAATATTATACCAAACCGAACAGGGTAAACTTCACATTTTGGATATATGTGGTGCATTTGGTACTGACCCGAAATTGGTGAAGAAACTGAAATTCAAATTTAGGGAGCAGTTATTGATTGACATCATCAAAGGTGATGAACGATTGGGATTATATACAAAATAATATTTTTTAACAAAACGGGTTTTTTATGAAACTATTTAACACAGTTATGTTTGCCATCCTATTCCTGTTCGGGACAAACATACATTCACAAGTAACGGGTACGGTTTACGACCTTGAACAGGAAACACCACTGGTCGGAGCGACCGTGATGGTTATGGATAGTATCGCCTACGGTGCGGTTACCAATGCGGAGGGGGTATTCTATATTGAGAATGTTTCGGAGGGTGACACGTTGGTATTCTCTTATGTGGGATATACAACACAGTATCTCGCCGCACAGACTCAGATGTTTGTATCACTCACACCGAGACCAAATTCCCTGAATGAGGTTGTGGTACTTTCAGGAGTGATTGACCTCGCGGTCGAACGTAAGACTCCTGTCGCACTCTCAACGATTTCCGCAGAGGAGATTCAGTTGGAGGTTGGAAACATGGAGTTTCCTGAGATTATGAACAAAACACCTGGCGTATACGCCACGAAACAGGGAGGTGGATATGGTGATTCACGTATCTCTCTTCGTGGTTTTGACCAACGCAATACCGCATTCCTTATCAACGGTCAACCCGTAAATGATATGGAGAATGGTTGGGTGTATTGGTCGAATTGGCAGGGATTGAGTGATGTCGCATCGGGTATTCAGATTCAACGTGGATTGGGTGCCACACGACTCGCAGTTCCATCCGTCGGTGGTACGGTATCAATCTTTACGAAGGCGGCAGAGAAGGAACAGGGTGGTTCTATCATGCAAATGATAGGTAACGATGGGTATACCAAAACGGGAGTATCTTACAACACAGGTAAGGGAGATAACGGTTGGGCAGCATCGTTTCTGTTATCACGTTGGGCAGGTAATGGATATGTATACAACACTTCGGGTGAAGGATGGACATATTTTGCTGCACTTGGATATGAACCTGAAGGTTCTGACCACAAACTCAATCTATCTGTACTTGGAGCAGGTCAATGGCATCATCAACGGGATGCATGGGTATCAATTCGGGATTACGAAAACTTTGGGGAGACCGGAATTGACCAACGGTGGAACACAAACGGTGGTACGTTGAATGGAGAGGAGTTTAACATGAGACGAAACTTCTATAACAAACCACTCGCCACATTGAATTGGGATTGGGAAATCTCCGACCAACTCACCCTGAACACATCGTTGTATGGTTCTGCTGGTCGTGGTGGTGGAACAGGCCCGAGGGGTAACAACTTCCGCGCCGCCGAGTCGGACATTCTTCCATTCAACAAAGACCTCACAGAACACTACCTTGAGAATGGTCGTGGTTCTCGGAATCCTGACGGTACTATCAACTACGACGCACTTGTTGCGTTCAACCAATCCTCAACATCTCCGTATACGGGTTTGATTGGAGGACATGGTGGTCAGTTGATTGGTTCGAACGGTTTTCGTGAGGATGGTGTGAATCGTGTGGTATTGGTACGACGTGCATCAATGAATTCACACAACTGGGTTGGTGCTATCTCAAATCTACAAGGTGAGTTCGGTGACTTCACCGCATCTATCGGGGTAGACCTCCGTAGGTATGTAGGATACCACTATCGTGCCTTGGAGAATCTGATGGGACTTGATGGATACTATTCCACAGGAAACAAGAACTCCGCAGGTCAGATTATTGAGACCACTATCACCGCGTCACCGTTTCAGAACACGGGAATCGCGGGGCCGAAGATTGACTACTATAATGTAGGTAAAGTCGGATGGCAGGGACTCAATGGTATGATGGAATACAGTCGTGGTAAAATCACAACCGTGGTTCAGTTAGGTGCGTCTAATCAATCATTTCAACGTATTGATTATTTCGACCAACCCACCAACCCCGAATCAGAGACTCAGAATCAGTTGGGAGGATACGTGAAACTCGGTGCGAACTACAATATTGATGACCGTTCAAACGTATTCGCAAATGGCGGTTTCATCTCTCGTCAACCAAACTTTGATGCAGTATTCCCGAATTTCGCAAACAATATCAATCCTAACCTTCAGAACGAGGTGATTGGTTCATTCGAACTCGGGTACGGATATGTTGGCAACAATGTATCATTCAACGTGAATGCATACAGTACGGTGTGGGGTAATCGGTTCATCTCTCGGAGTTTGAGTAATCAACAGGGAGTGGATGGTACTGCACAATTCTCTGATATTGATGTGTTACACAACGGTATTGAGTTTGAGGGTATGTATGAGGTGACTCCGTCAACCCAACTCACAGGAATGGTCAGTATCGGCGATTGGAGGTACACGAAGGATTTCACGGCAGAACTGTTCGATGACAATCAACAGCAGATTGGTGAAGCGACTCTGTATCTTGATGGCGCTCGTGTGGGTGACGCTGCACAATTCACAACCGCTATTGGAGTCACTCAACGTGTGGGTGATATCCTGAGTTTTGATGTGGATTACAGGTTTGTAGATGGACTGTATGCAGACTACTCAATCGCTGCATCTGATTTCCTACAACCCGACAACGCAGGTGCATTGAAGTTGCCTTCCTACGGGTTGGTTGACTTGGGTGTCACCGCGGACTTTGGGCCGGTAACTGCACGTGTCAATGTTAACAATGTCTTTGATGTTGTGTATATTGCAGAATCGAACACGAACATTCACGCAACGGATGGTTCGGAAACATGGAATGGGGTAGATACTCGTAATTCTGTGTGGTTTGGTTTTGGTACTACGTGGAACGCATCGGTTAAGTACAACTTCTGACAAATTGTCGGTATGTTATTTTAGGGATGGGGAGGCATTTGTCTCCCCATTTTTCTATTTATATAAGAAGAAAAAATACAAAGATTTTTCCAAAAAAGTTTGGAAATCTCAGGAATTCACCGTATATTGGTATTGTAATCAAAAGAGAGATTATGAAACTACAAACGCGGAAGGCGTATCGAGCAGCAATCAACGACATGACGCCTGAATTTAAAGAATTGAGGAAAAAATTGAATGTGTATTGGAATCTGATACGTTTCGACCTCGGTTATGGTCGGGATATCTATGTGGTTGATGAGAAGTATTTAAATACCAAAGAACAACGATACTTAAATGACCTTCTTGGGTTAAATACCGATGAGGGAATTGCCCAATGGTATTCAAAGGTTGAAAGTAATTAGATATAAAACGTAAGGTCATAACCTTACAAAATTACAAAAAAAGTAAGGTTATAACTTGACAAATGGGGATGAAATGGAATCGACAGGACGCAGTCGGTAATGTTTCCAATCTGGTTGGTAGACTACTACCACACAGTCGTTCATACGGCAATACTTCTCTCGCTCTCGCAGCCTAATAGTTAGATGCAGAGCGCACCAT